CAACGAAACTATCTCAACTTACTGATGTGGTTACAGCCGGTGAAGAAGATGGTGATGTTCTCATTTATAATCAATCTGCCAATAACTATGTAATTGAACCATTCAATCTCGATTCCGGAGAGTTTTGATTTCATAAATACAACTGATGGTTAGATAACCACAGAAAAAGAATATATATTCGGGGAGATGCCAAATGGCGGCTAATACACATCAATATCGGATGAAACGTACCTCCGTATCTGGTCGTTTAGCCAACACCACGGATTCCTCAAATACATCATACATTCCTGCTGGCGCTCTTGCTGTAAACTTTGTTGATCAAACAGTTTATACTTCTGATGGCACAAATCTAATTCAGGTTGGATCCAATGTCACAAATCTAAATGTGACATCTACTCTGACTGTAAATGGTGCATCAATCAATGCAACATCATTTTCTGGAACAGCCAACAACGCATTGAATCTTGCTGGTCAACCAGCATCATATTACACAAACGCAACAAATATCACAACAGGAACTTTGAATCCAGCCAGACTGGCGTTGTCTGGTGTTGTCGCCAACACATATGGTAATGCGTCTTCTATTCCCGTCATCACGGTGGATTCTGCTGGTAGAGTGACAACTGTATCGACCTCTGCGGTTGCTGGTGTTACAGGATTCAACTATTACTCTGGAAATAGCACGATCACGCTCACCACAGGTGATGGATCAACATACACCGCTACAATCAATCAAGCCAATTCGACGGTTTCTGGTCTAGTTGAGATTGTTGATTCCACATCTAATACAAGTTCAACCGTTGCAGCTTCTGCCAATTCTGTTCATGTCGCATATATTGCATCACAGAATGCATACTCAAATTCAATCAGTTATATCACTTCTGGTATTACCAATGGTTCTATTGTTATAGCCAATGCTGTTTATTCTCAGAACTCGGGTGCTTTGGGTGGTAAAAGTCTAACAACTGTTGAGTCTGAGATTACCAGCAATGCAGCCACCGCTTATGCTAATTCCACATCATACACCGATGGGAAAATAGCCACGGTAAACTCCGCCATTACAGGAAACTCTTCTACGGCCTATACTAATGCTGTAAACTATGTTGCTAATGGTATTACCAATGGCTCGATTGTAGCAGCGAATGCAACATATTCATCAAACTCTGGTCAGTTGAGTGGAACAAGTCTATCTACTCTACAGTCACAGATTACCAGCAATGCCTCTGCTGCCTATTCCAATGCTGTGGCTAATGCTGCTTATATGGCAGGACAGTCATACGCAAATGCTGTGGCGAGTGCGGCATCTCTATATCTACCTTTAACAGGGGGGACAATCAATGGACCTCTGACTATCACAGGCAATGTTGTGATGGCAGGCAATACCACATTCGTAAACACAAGTGTCATTTCGACCACAGACAAGGCAATATATCTTTCTGCAAACTCACCAAGCTCTTTGCTGTCTGATGGTTCAGGTATAGTTGTTACCAATGCCGCATCATTCCTATATTCGGACGCAGCTCATGGTTGGCAAGCAAACGTCAATGTTGTTCCATCTTCTAATTCTGTTTACAATCTTGGCTCTTCTGGCCTATATTGGAACTATGCATATGCCAATACTGGAAACTTTAATACTTTAAATGTTTCGGGTAATGTAAATATATCAAATTCGGCAATCACCAATACTGGCATCATTGCATTTAGTACTAGTACCATCATCAGTCCAGTACTTGGTCAGATGTGGTGGGACGGCGGATCAACTCTTAATCTCGGTATGTCAAACAATGTGACACAGAAGATTGGTGAGAGCCAATATTTCTATGTCAAGGCATCTTCTGCTATCACTCTAGGGCAGTTGGTGATGTTTACTGGTACTGTTGGCGCATCTGGTGTCATTACTGCTGCACCTTCTACTGGCATCACCGATGGGTCATTAATTGTTGGTGTTGCTGCTGAATCAATTCCCACTAACGGCTTTGGTATGATTCAGAACTTTGGTATTCTGAAGGGATTTGATACAACTGGATCTTCGGCGGGTGAAACTTGGACTGACGGGACCTTCTTATACTATAATCCTAATGTCACTGGTGGGTTTACAAAGAACGAACCTTCATCACCAACTCCCAAGACCTTGATAGCTGCGGTAATCAATGCAGGATCTGGCGGATCTGGTTCAATAGTAATTCGGATTACAGACTATCCATCAATTTCGGATATTCAAGAAGTTCAATTAGCTAATACGGCTAATGGGCAAGTTCTGGTATATAGTGCTTCTAGTAATACATGGCAAAATCAGAACTCAAATATTCTAAGTGCTAATTCCGCAACATACCTTGGCAATACAGCTGGAACGCTAGCTAATGTGTCTTCCTGGGTGACTGGCAACTCTGCTACGTCCTATTCTAATGCGGTTGTTAATGCGGCTTATGTTGCTGGTGTTGCTTATGCAAACGCTGTTGCATTTGCTGCTAATGCCTCTAATATTACTACAGGAACTCTTCCTTATGCACAACTTCCAGCAAATGTTGTAATCTGGTCAAATAATAATATATTCTCCGGCATTGAAACATTCAATGCTAACGTATCGCTGGCATCCGGTAACGGAACAAACCAACTGTTGATTAATACAATCAATGCCACATCAAGTGGGTTGTTAGCTAATAGCACTGTGTTAACCTTAGGAAACTCTTCGGTTAATGTGGTTGTCAATGCGACTTCTTTCTCGGGCACCTCTAACAATTCTTTGAATTTAGGTGGGGCGACACTTTCAACAATTCAAACGCAAATCACTGGCAACTCTGCAACTGCATATTCAAACGCAACGTCATATACCGACGGAAGAATATCCACCGCAAACTCTGCCATTACAGGTAACTCAAGCACAGCCTATACCAACGCAGTCAACTATGTTGCTAATAGTGTCACAAATGGTACTATCGTCGCTGCCAATGCTGTATATGCACAAAATGCAGGAACTCTTAGCAGCGTAACTCTAGCAACACTTCAGAGCCAGATTACCGGCAACTCTGCTACTGCCTATACCAATGCGGTTTCTAATGCGGCAGCTTTGTATCAGACAACTGCTGGATTGGCTGCAAATGTCGCCACTCTGGCATCAAACAATTCAACATACTTTGGTGGTTATACTTGGGGATCTCCTCCATCACTTGGAAGCACTGCTGCTAATAGTGCTAATTTTACTACAGCCAATGCAACGACGCTTTCTGTTGGATCATCATTTATAGCAAATTCCTCAGTACTAAAATCTACAGGACTTGCTAATATTTCTGGTAATGCAGTATTTGGTTCTACTATGACTATTGGTGGCACCGCGGTGTCCGCTGCGGCTTGGACGACCAACGGCATTGGCCTGATCCAGAACGCCACGACCTACACCGACACCAGCACCGCAGCCTCTGGCACCGTAACAACCGCCTACATGAACTTGCTGGGCGCACAGACTTATGCCGCAACAAACGCAAGCGTTACGGTCAGCGCCCTTTATGGAACTTATTTCCAAAATCCCGTTCGCGGCACAAACGTCTCTGGAACGAGTACCTATGCACTTGGTGTGGATAGTTTTGTTTCCGCTGGTTCAGCTACATTCAATGGCGCTTTGCAGGCATATAGCCAGCTAACATTGACAGGGACAACCGGCAACCTCACCGCCGGTTTTGCGACCGCAGCAACTAACTCCGGCTCAACCAAAACCGTCAACATCGGCACTGGTTCCCTGTCCGGTGCTACTAGCACCATCACTATCGGATCGTCCGTATCAGGCGCGACCCAAACCACCACGGTAAACGGGCGCATTACTTTCGCACCCGTCGGCGCTACGCTTGCGGCTTGGTCTACCAATGGCGTCGGTCTGATCCAGTCTGCGGCAACATTCACCGATAATACCACCGCAGCATCGGGCACCGTAACAACCGCCTACATGAACTTGTTTGATACAGAGACTTATGCTGCAACGAATGCTATTACCGTCACTAACATTTATGGTACATATTTCAAAAACCCGGCTAGAGGCACAAATGTAAGTGGGTCAAGCAATCTTTACGCAATCGGCGCAGATAACGCGCTGCTCGTCGCATTAACAGTAAGCGGCGGTACTTTCAACGCAACAGGTGTTATTAATATCACAGGCCCGAATGGGAGTACCACTGCGAACTATTCAACATCCGCAACCACCTCCGGCTCCACCAAAACCGTCAACATCGGCACGGCTGGTCTGTCTGGTTCGACCACGACTATCAGCATTGGCTCGGCGGTCAGTGGCGCGACCAGCACCACGACGCTCAATGGCAGCACTATTGCCACCGGCACCATCCAGCTTGCCGCCTACACCGTTGCTACACTCCCCACGGCGGGCACGGCAGGGCGCAGGGCTTATGTGACCGATGCAACTGTTCCGACGTTCCTCGGCACGCTCACGGGCGGCGGGTCAGTTAAAACACCCGTATTCGACAACGGCACCGCTTGGGTGGCAGGATAAATAGGAATAGTTATGACAATTACATACGCTTGGTCTATTGATAAAATGGTTTGTCTTCCAGAGAATAATCTGGTGGTTACAGTATTCTATACTGTAACGGCAACTAACGGAGAACAATCTGCCTCATTAAGCAATGTTGTTGGTGTATCCTATCAACCGGATGGGAATTTCACTCCATATTCAGTACTTGACCAAAATACAGTGATTGGCTGGGTTCAAGATAATCTTGGACCCGATTCTATATCTAATATCGAAACTAACTTACAACAAAATATTGAAGCTTTAATAACCCCACCTGTTATATCATTACCGCTGCCGTGGGAATAAATAATCTTGAAGGAGAATATAATGACAAATCTTAATATCGTTCTTACCCTTGATGAAGTAAATGGTGTTCTGACCGCACTTGGTCAGCTACCAACATCATCTGGTGCATATCCTCTTCTGGTAAAGATTAAGGAACAGGCTGATGCACAGCTTGCCGCAGCACCTGCACCAGTTACTGAATAAGATTCTTGCCATGGTTATTTTCATAAATATAGCAACAAGGAGATAATCATGGCACTTCCTACAGACAGAGAATCATTCAAGCAATATTGCCTACGCCGTCTTGGTGCGCCTGTAACACAGATCAATATGGATAATGATCAGATTGAGGATCGTATCGATGATGCTCTGAACATGTATGCTGATATCCATGTTGATGGCACAGAAAAGCAATACTACAAATATCCAGTTCAGCAGACAGACATCAACAACAGATATCTCACTCTACCATCAAATATTATTGGTGCGGTAAATGTATTTCCTGTTGGTTCTTCTTTATCAACCAATAATCTATTCAATATTCGTTATCAGATTGCGCTGAATGATCTTTACGATCTCACTGCAACTACCATGGTCCCGTATTATATGGCGATGCAACACATCCAGTTGCTAGAACAACTTCTGGTTGGTATGCAACCACTTCGCTACAACAGAAGATCAAATAGACTTTATGTTGATATGAACTGGGACATTATTGGTCCTGGTCAGTTTATGGTGATTGAAGCATATCAAATTGTAGATCCTGATTTATATGAGGATGTTTGGAAAGACCGCTGGCTTCTGAAATATGCCACACAACTTATAAAGCAAAACTGGGGTCAGAATCTGATTATCTATAATAATGTTGCTCTGCCAGGTGGTGCCACATTCAATGGAGAAAAGATTTACAATGATGCTACTGCTGAGATTCAGAAAATGGAAGATGAGATGTTGCGTGGGTTCAGTGCGCCGCCAGCGTATTTTATAGGTTGAAATATATACTTTTCATAAAGGATAATACTCGTGGCTGTCTCAACTTTCTTTGACAACTTTACACACGATGGTTACCAGCAACTTTTGCAGGACCTAGGAACTCAAATGATTCAGAGGTATGGGGTGGATGCATACTATATGCCAAGAAGTCATGTGAATATCGATAAACTATGGCTGGAAGACACACTAAGCCAGTTTGACCAAGCCACGCTCATTGAAGTTTATATCAAAACATTTTCAGGTTGGCAAGGCGAAGGTGACCTGATGCAGAAGTTTGGTATCTCCATGGCTGACCAGATCACATTTTCCATGATGAGAAATCGCTGGCAACAAGAGTTTACCAACTTTCAGCCAAACCTGATTCGTCCATTGGAAGGTGACTTCATCTATCTTCCACTCACACGTGCCCTGTTTGAAGTCAAGTTTGTTGAACATGAATCCAACTTTTATCAGACCGGTCTTCTGACATATTATGATATCAAAGCAGAGCGCGTCAACTACAGCAATGAGGACCTCAAGACAGGCGTGGCTGAGATCGACAATATTCAATCCAAGTTTTCCAATGCTGCTGATGATTATTTCCTGTCAGACCAGCAAGGCGATCATTTTGTGGATCAATCTGGTGATGGATTGGTCGAAGGTCAATACACGCCAGACAATATTGATGGAACAACTCAGAATAGCTTCTTCAGCAAAGAAGGCAAGGCCTTTATAGACTTCTCCAAAACCAATCCTCTAGGGACGATTCTCTGATGCTCGGACAGAACTACTACTGGGGATTGACCAGAAAATATGTGACACTCTTCGGAACAATCTTTGATGATATTTACATTGATAGAGTTGATGCTGATGGTGTGTCTCAAAAAACCATAAAGGTTCCTTTGCAGTATGGTCCCAAGGAGCGGTACTTAACTCGATACATCCAGAATCCGGATCTGTTGCGTGAAGTCTCAATGGTGTTTCCAAGAATGTCATTTGAGATCACCAGCATAAAATATGATGCAGACAGAAAGAAGAATACGGTAGGCAGAGTTTCTGCTGTGGGTGCCAGCGGTGGATCGTTGACCACACAATATAATCCTGTGCCTTACAACTACGATATTACGCTGTCTATTATCTCCAGAAACACAGAAGATGCTCTAAGAATAGTCGAGCAAATCCTGCCATTCTTTACTCCTCAGTGGAATGCTACAGTCAATCTCATTCCAGAGATGAACTATTCCGTGAACATTCCAATCGTTCTCAATACAGTGCAATGCATCGACACCTATGCCAGCAACTTTGAAAATAAAGAATGGGTTATCTGGGAACTAACATTTACACTCATGGGTGTTCTTTGGGGTCCTTCACAAGAATCTGGCGTTATCAAGGAAATCATCGTCAACACCTATATACCTCATACGAATACTGCCGCAGAAGGTGTTGGTGTTGCTCAACCCACCGATATTATTGATGTTCAGCCAGGACTGACTGCAAACGGACAACCAACATCAAATGCTGCTCAGTCTATTCCTTCGTCTCAAATCAAGGCAAGCGATAACTATGGATATATTGTTGGATTTACGGAAGATGTGAATAATGGATAAAGAAGATAAACTAGGAAAAATCTTCAATCTGCCTCCTTTGCCAGTGGAAGCCAAAAAAGAAACTGCATTGGTGCCTGTAAATGAGCCAGAAACAGATTTAGAAAAAATCGAAGGCGACTTTGAGGTTGCTAGAGACGCAATCATAAATGCTCTAGAGACCAGTCAAGGTGCTTTGGAAGAACTATGTCAGGTTGCAAAGGGTTCTCAGGCACCAAGAGCGTTTGAAGTTGTTGCCAGATTGGTAGACACCATTAGAGAAACCAGTAAAGACCTGATCGACATACACCAGAAAAAGAAAACGCTTGTCGATAAACAAGAACCACAACAAACGATACATAACAACCTTGTCATTTCCACCAATGACCTACTCAAGATGATCAAAGGTCAAAATGAAGATATTTGATAAATAAAGTGTGTAAAAAATATGTTCCTGGTTCAGAGCCTGCCGGATGGATACTGGGAAATCCTATGAATCCAAATAAAAGGCTATATGTCTGATGTCCGAGTATTACCTAAACAACCAAAACTTGAAAGCAACTAATGTAAAGATTCCGTGGTCAGAAGACATGATCAAGGAATATATGAAGTGTGCTGAAGACCAGATTTATTTCATCAAGACATACTGTAAGATTGTACATGTTGATAAAGGTTTGATCAACTTTGAGTTGTGGCCATTCCAAGAAGAAATGGTAAACTCGTTTGAAAATAATAGATACACTATATGTAAGCTTCTTAGACAGTGTGGTAAAACCACCACAACCTGTGCGTATCTTCTACACAAAATATTATTCAATAGTAACTATCTTGTGGCTGTACTGGCCAACAAAGAATCCCAGGCCAGAGAAATACTCAGTCGCGTAAAACTTATGTTTGAATATTTACCGAAGTTTTTACAGCAAGGTATTATTGAGTGGAACAAAGGATCGATAGAACTTGAAAATGGATCTAAAGTTTTAGCGTCCGCGACGGGCGGTTCTGCTGTTCGAGGTAAAACATTTTCTCTTCTCGTGCTTGACGAGTTCGCATTTGTGCCTAATAATCAACAAGAAGAGTTTTTTGCTTCCGTTTATCCTACAATCACATCAGGTAAAACCACAAAAGTAATCATCACTTCGACACCAAACGGCATGAATCTTTTTTATAAGATATGGAACGACTCCGAAGAAGGCAAAAACCACTATCATCGATGCACTGTTCATTGGTCTGATGTTCCAGGCAGAGATGAAAAGTTCAAAGAAGAGTATATAGCCAACACAAGCGAACGCCAGTGGCGCATCGAGTTTGAAACGGAGTTCCTCGGTTCATCCAACACTTTGATTGATGTAAAGAAGCTACAACAAATGGTGTGGAAAGAACCTCTGCACAGATTTGAAAATCTGGACATCTACGAGCAACCTATAGAAAATCACAAATATTTCATTACGGTTGATGTCTCTCGTGGCTCATCTATTGACTATTCTGCTTTCCTTGTGTTTGATGTTACTTCTGTTCCATACAAGGTTGTGGCCAAATACAGAAACAATGAGATTTCTCCTTTGTTGTATCCTAACATTATTTGGAGAGCAGGTAAACATTATACTGATGCTCTGGTTCTCATAGAAGTAAATGATAATGGTCAACAGATTGCAGACATTTTATTTTATGATCTGGAATATGAAGGTGTCGTCATGACTCAAGCAAAGGGTCGTGCCGGCATCAAAATGGGTGGAGGTTACAAAGTAAAACCCATCCGTGGTATCAGACAAACAAAACAGACCAAACGTATTGGATGTGCCAACTTCAAGAGCCTGGTTGAAGGTGATAAGTTGATATTCTATGACTATGATTTGATCTATGAGTTGTTTAGATTCATAGAAAATAAAGCATCATATGAAGCTGAAGAAGGCGAACATGATGACTTGGTTATGTGTGGCGTCATGTTTGGTTGGGCAGTTGCACAGAAGTATTTCATAAATCAGAGTGATACTAACGTAAGACTTGATCTTTGGCAAGAAAATAAAGATATCATTGAACAGGCCGTGGCTCCTTTTGGAATACTCACAGACGGATGGAATAATACTACCGAGGATATGGTTTCTCTCGATGAGTTTTATAACATGGACTTGCACAAACCTGGATTTGACCAGGAAGATTTTGAAGAGGCTCTCGTTGGATTTACCAGCAACCATTTCTGAAAATGTCGCATTTTATAAATAGAACAACAAGAATGATCTTCTTAGTCTAAGGGAGTAATAATATGGCAATCCAAGTAAGTCCAGGAGTAAATGTCAGTGAGTTTGATACAACCACTGTTGTTCCTGCTGTTTCAACATCTGTTGGTGCTACTGTAGGTGTTTTTCAGTGGGGTCCAGCATATGAGAGAACTCTGATCAACTCAGAAACTCAGCTAGTTCAAGTGTTTGGCAAACCAAACGATAACGCATATTCTTCATTTTTCACATCAGCAAACTTTCTTGCATATTCTGATGCTCTTTATGTTGTTCGCGCACTTGATGCAACCGCATTGAATGCTGTGGCAAACACAGGCACAGTTGTTGCTCCTCAGATTGCAAACTCATCTGTATTCCTAAACTCAACCATCGACGCAAATGTTGCGTATCTTGCAAGATATGCTGGTAGCATCGGAAACTCACTAAAGGTTTCTGTCTGCGACAGTCCTGCTGCATATACATCGAATCTTACAGCCAATGTTGCTTCTCTGACTTTCACTGTTGGTTCAAATGTTGCCACAGTAAATGCTTCTGGATCATCCACCGGCAGCGGCAACTCAACCGCAAACAGCGTTCTCGGTGCAATCACTGTTGGTGACTATATCAAGGTAGGCAACACTTCAATGGGCTATCAGTTACTGAAGGTTACTGGCACAACAGGTCCTGTTGGCAACGAAACTTCAAATGGCGGTAGTTATTATGCAAATGGCGTAACGATTTCATTTGCTTCAAACTACAATCTCTCAACAAACATCACACAGACTTCCAATACAACCGCTCGTTATTGGGAGTTCCACAATGCTGTTGCTAAGGCTCCAGGCACATCAGCCTTCATGAGCAATCTTGGTTATACAACTCAAGATGAGATTCATATTGTTGTGTCTGATGTCAATGGCAAGTTTAGCAATGCTCCTGGAACAATCCTTGAGGTGTGGTCCGGACTGTCTCGCGCAACAGATGCCAAGTCAACTTCTGGTGCAGCAAACTACTACAGAACCGTTATCGACGGACTTTCTCATTATATCTATACAGGAACTCCACGCACCGGTGCTTTGACAGGACTTTCTTCTGCTCTTACTAGCGCCACAACAACAGCGCCATATACAGCAACCATGAGTCTGGGAACAAGCGGATTGGCCGAAGGTTCCATCAGCCTTGGTCCAGTTGCTATGGGTTGGGACCTGTTCAAGAGCAAAGAAGACATTGATGTGTCTCTTCTGCTTCAAGGCAAGGCAATCGGCACAGGTGGTCTAGCAAACTATATCATCGGAAATATCGCCGAAGTTCGTAAGGATTGTGTGGTATTTGTTGATCCAGACAGTGCTATTCTGACTGCTTCCGATCCTGTTCAGTATGCTGTTGATTTCCGTAACTCTTCAGGAACTGTTCCTAACGGAATCACATACAATAGCTCATATGCTTTCTATACTGGTAGCTACAAGTATCAGTATGACAAGTATAATGACGTCTATCGCTGGGTTCCATTCAATGGCGACATGGCAGGACTTTGTGCCTCAACCGACCAACAGCGTGATGCTTGGTATTCACCTGCTGGATTCAATCGCGGTCAGGTCAAGAATGTGACCAAGCTTCTGTATAATCCAAATCATGCACAGCGCGATTTGCTTTATAAGAATGATGTCAATCCTATAGTGATCTTCCAAGGTCAAGGCACCGTTCTTTATGGTGACAAGACAATGCTTGGTAAGCCATCGGCATTTGATCGTATCAATGTTCGTCGTCTGTTCATTGTTCTTGAGAAGGCAATCTCAAAGGCTTCACAATCAAGCCTATTTGAGTTCAACGATGCCTTTACTCGCGCTCAGTTCAGAAATCTTGTTGAGCCATATCTCAAGCAGGTTCAAGGTCGTCGTGGCATCTATGACTATCGCGTTGTTTGTGACGAAACAAACAACACAGGCCAGGTTATTGACTCAAATCAGTTTGTAGGCGATATCTACATCAAGCCAGCAAGAAGCATCAACTTCATCCAGTTGAACTTCGTTGCTGTTCGCACGGGTGTTGATTTCAATACTATTGTTGGTCAGTTCGGCGGATAATAAAACTAAAGGAGCAATACAATGGCTTTCAATATCAACGAAATAACTGCGAACTTTCAGTTTCAAGGTGCCCGTCCTACACTATTCAGCGTCAACATCTTCAATCCTGTAGACTCTGTTGCCGATAGTAGAATACAGTTTCTGGCTTCTTCTACCAGTATTCCCGAATCTCAGTTGGGTAATATTCCAGTTCCATATTTTGGTCGTATAGTCAACTTTGCTGGCGACCGTATCTATGATGCTTGGAACGTCACCATCATGAATGACGAGGATTTTGCTGTGCGTAATGCTCTTGAAGGTTGGTCAAATGCAATCAACAACAGAGTCCAGAACATCAGAACAACCAGCGATTACAAATCAACTGCCGAAGTTGCTCAACTAGGCAAAGATGGATCAGTTCTGCGTGTTTATCGTTTCAATGGCATTTATCCTGCTTTCATCGATCCTATCCGTCTTGATTGGAGCGACACAAACACATTTGAAAAGTTCAATGTGCGCTTCATGTATGACTACTGGGATATTGAGGCTGGAACAACCGGAAATGCCGGCGGCGTATAATATTACAC